CTTCACCTTTGATAGTAGTTATTTCACCAAACTTAAGTAAATCTATAGCATCCTCAACAGGTATATTGTGTACGTGAGTTTTAATAAAGAAATTCTCAGTATTAGTATATTTTGGTTGAGTTAATAGACCTATAATAACTTCATCATCGGTATTATTTTCACCTAAAGTTATTCTATAATTATTATTACCTTCTAATAATGAGCATTCAACAGATAGATCAAAATCATTTGAATTGTATAGTCTTCTATAATCAGATATTTCTTCTACACCTTCAAGATTTAAAATCTCCATTACTTTACAAAATTTTATACTTTCAAGGAAAATCATATCAATAGATTCTATAATCTTTTTATCAAGATCACTATTTATAATTAATCTATTACAATTTAAAACTGATTCACTCATTTCTAATTGTCGCATTCTATGATGACAATTAATAGATCTAACAATGTCTAATACATTATTTGGAATTCTTATTTTGTCAGTTTTAAGTTTTGTTAAATATTGATCATAACTAGAGAATCTTGTTAAACTTTGAACAAATAATATAGTTGTCTCTGCTAAATATTCTGTTAATTTTAAAGTAAAATTACTAGCGTTAGTATAACTAGATAAACCTAAAATAGATTTAAGTTCTCTATTTTTATAATAATCAGCGTGTAACATAGCAGAATATACTTTATTTTGGTAATAAGCCTTATAACAATTAGTTCTTAAATTAAACTCTACATCATATTTAATAACTTTATTATTAGTAGTTCTTCCATAATCACCAAAAATCTTCTTATCAGAATAGTTAAAAATATCTAACAGTTTTTGCATATTAGAGTTTATATATGTGGTTATAACATTCTCCATCCAAATTGCCAATAATTTAATAACGGAATAGTTATATTTAATAATGTATTATCCTGACTAATCAAATTAAAACTAGGACGATCACCTAAATAGGATAACATTCTTAAATTTAAATCATAATTTTTAAATCTTGAAAATAATTCACGATATCTCTTAAGATTTAAAATTATTGATAGTATTCTATAAGTTATTCTATTTGGTCCATCAAATTTCATATATTTCTCAGGATAAAGTATTCTTGAGATTATCCATTCATCTCTTTGATCAGGTAAACCATTATAATTCCAGTAGTAACCTAAAAATTCAATGTCTTCAAACCAATTAACTAATCCTGAAGTATCAAGCCTTAATCTTAAATTAAATTCAATCATAAATTGTTTGAATTTTATTGAATCAGACTTCTCATTTAAAATAATTATGAAATCATCTCCTTGAATTAAAAATTCATCTTCAAGTGGTAATCTATTATATATAGATAAAAATGAATATTGAATAGCAATCATCACTAACAAAGTGTTAAATGATGAAGTTAAC